CTGGTGCTTGTGCCAGATAAGAACCATGAAGACTTAGATTTACAGGCATCTCTGAATCTTCTCAAATCAAAGTCAGGACATCTGTCGGCTATGATATAAGCCATAACCATAGATCTCTTTAATCTTCTTTTGGTATCATCCATACCTAAAAAATATTTTTTTAAAGTATTTAATGCACTACCAATTCGATCACAGTTTTCGATACCACCTGCAGGTATTTTAAAATCACCTGTTTTAAAGTCAGTGGATATTCTATTCCATAATGAACATTGCTTTAGTAGTAAAACAATTGTTTCAGAAACATTGATACCATATTGGTTCATTTTGTTTCTACATATCTTGTAATCCATTTTGTTTCTTGCACAATGATGGTTTAGATATGCTTCCATGGACCAATTCTTACGACCTGTATTGAGTCTTGCAACATCAAGTGGATCATCAGAATTAATAATGATGTATGGCACAACTTTATCTAGTTCTTTTCTAGCTTGTAAAGTGTGTTGACCATCTATTACTTCCATGTTTTGGTTCACACGAATGGGATCGTAAAGATCCTTTTCAGCAATCAATCTTTTTAATTGCTGCACATGTGCTTTGTCTACAGGTCTATTACCTCTAGCCTTTTTAAACTTTGAGTAATCCGTTGTCTCAAAGTATTTATTTTTTATTGAATTGTTCATAATCTTTTCCTCCTTTGGTTAGAACAATATTGCGTAACCTAGTAATCCAAAAATTAATAAAAGAATTTTTGGTGGTATCACTAGTAGTGAAATCAAAAACAAAAAACTAATAATCCGGTTTGTCATTAGCCCCCTGTAGTTGATCATAGATTAACTTAGTAGCAATCGATTCATTGATTGGATAGATTGGCATATTTTCAAAGTACATAGGTGACTGCTGCAGCTTCTTCATTGCTTGTTGAAACTCATCATCACCATATTCTAATGGCATATGAAAGTTAGCAGATATTACAGGTACTTGACTAAGTATGTTGTCGACTCTTTCGACCCAGTTCTTGAATACAAGAGAGTCTGAAGTAAGTTTAATTTTCTTGCTTAGGCTCATCGAACCTCCATAAGTTAAACTTACTAATTATTTCATTTAATCCACTGTGGAATTTTATTTTACCACTTAGGATGTCACTACATCTAAGAGTTTTGTAAACTTCACCATTTACTGTTAGTTGTAGTTGTTTTGTTGACTCATTAAACTCAACTGAAAAGATATGAGTCATAGCGACCGACTTTGGTTTTACTTCCCATTCAGGCTTTAATACCAATGCTTCGCCAAGCTTTTCAGCTGCTGTCATTACAGCTTTTTCTTGATTGTTTTTCATGATAACCTCTTTGTTAATTTTTTAAAAAACATGAATTTACATATAAACATTTTCATGGGATATGCAAGTAAATAATAAGTTGGGATAATATTAGAATTTATAGGACTTTATAGGAATGAAATACATATTAATACTTTACCTTTGTAGTTTGACTACAGGCCAATGTCCTGAAAGTCAGGTCACAGGATATATGTTTGACTCCCATTATGATTGTGCTGTTTCGGGATATGCTGTATCTGGACAGACTTATGTACAGCTCTCAAAAGACGATTATTATGGAATAGACCGTCTAAATCGTGAAAAAATAGCTATTAAGTTCCTGTGTAAGGAATTACCTACCACATAGTTGCATTTATATCACATTTTGTTATATAATGATGTATGAAGCTATATCGTATCCAAGCAAGATATAAAAATATCTATATCGATAAGACGCTTGAAGCAGAGGACGATAAAGCAGCTCTTGCTAAGTTCGCAAATGGCTTAGATACAGGAGATAACAGAGGGGTTGATGAAGGTTTTTACGATCCAGATAAACCCTTCATAACATTTGAGGAGGTTGACCGAGATGCAACTACAAAAGTTAATATCGGAGAAACTTCAATTGGAGTCCAAGTGGGCGACACAGGCATTAGCTCAGGGCAGAGTGACTCCTGATATGAAGTGGATCGATATAAAGATCAAAAATCTTAGAACAAAGATTAATGATCAAAGTGTTGAAGACGCACAAAAAGGTCTTTTTGATATAGCTAGTTAAACTAGCAAAAAAAAAATTAATTTTTTTCCCAAGACTAGTACGCTCTAAATTTTCCAAAAAGCATTCAGTGTCGCATCCAGAATAGAACCCCTGCGTTTGTCAATCGATTATTATTCAATAAAAAAAATTTTCCAAAAATTGGTCATGGTATAATAGTGTAAAAATAAAAAAGGAGAGCAAATGTTTTATTGGACAGAAAAAAGAATCAAAGAGTTAAAAGAGCAAGGTTATAAATTACATAATTGTACAAATGACATTAATTGTAAAGAACCAACTTGCGATTGGTATAAAGAACGTGAGAAGCAGGAAGTTAGTTCTTCCTCTTGTAAAGAATAGTTAACTTCTTACCATCGAAGTAATAACCATCTATCTTTCTTTTATTCTTTCGCTTCACCCCAACTTCTCCCGAGTGCAACATCAACCTTGAAAGGTACTTTAAGATTTTCGATAGCATTTTCCATAACCTCCTTAACACCTTTAATATCATTTTCATTATTTATTGAAAAGCATAATTCATCATGAATTTGTAAAATAGGTTTAAACCCTTGCTTGTAACAATCAATCATAGCTTGTTTTGTTTGATCTGCAGCTGATCCTTGAATAAGCCTGTTAAGGGCTTTATAAGTAAAAGCTCTTCTAATATTATTACCATAGTGGGCCTTAGCAGCTTCGTAGTCCATTGCTTTATTCATTCCAAAGGAGTTAGGCTCCCACATATCAAATCGGCATTTACGACCCATTACAGTTCGAATAAAGCCATACTTTGAGGCCGAGTTGGTTACAGATTCAGCTAATCTTTTTACAAAAGGCACTCTTGAATGATATTTTTGTAATAAGCCTTCTGCATTATCTTTAGAAATTCCTAGTTCTGTTGCTAACTTTGCTTTACCCATTCCATAAAATAATCCTAAATTAATTGTCTTAGCATGAGTTCTACTTATACCTGCCATGTCTGCAACTATTTGGTGAAAGTCTGCAGCTTCATTTTTATATGCTTCTATAAATTCATCAGCTCCAGAAAAATTATCATTTGTACTTGCAGCATAGTGTGCAACTAATCTTGGTTCTTGTTGTGAATAATCAAAACTTCCCCATTGTCTTCCTTCTTCTGGCAAAAATAAACTTCTAATCTTATCACCAAACTCTTTGTTTCTTGCGGGAATCTGTTGTAAGTTTGGATTTGAATATGATAGTCGTCCAGATACAGTACCTCCTTGATCAGATCTTAGTTGATTTATTTCAGAATGTATTCTACCTTTATGAACATAACGCTGAATTGAGTCTATAAATGTTGAATGGAATTTATTTATTTCTCTTGCTTCTCTTATTAGTTGGGCTATCGGGTTACTACAATTTACTAGCCAGTTTTGGGTAAAACTTGGTTCTCCAGTTTTCGGTGTCCGTGGGTATTCAACACCTATTCTATCAAACACCTGAGCTACAGATCTTGCAGCCCAAATATCAGGCTTCATTGTAGTTTCATCTTTTATTTTTTGTAAAACAATATTTTCTTTTTGTTTAAATTCTTTTTTTAATTTAACAGCTTTCTCTTCATCAACTCTAATCCCAGTTCTTCTAGTTTCAATAAGTATAGGTAACAAGTCCATTTCCATTTCCCACACGTCATTTAAACTTTGTTTAGTAATTTCAGATTTAAAACGCTGCCAAAGTTTTAAAGTCAAACCTGCATCTTGTTCTGCATAAAAACCAACGTAACCTGCAGGAAGCTTCCACAGATCTGCTTTAGGATCGATACCCCATTCTTTGGCTTTTTCATTTAAAAATGTTTCGTTTTTAATTTCTCCTAAATAATCTTTAGCACAAGCATTCAAACTAAAACTAAATCTGTTTTCGTTGATCAGAGCTGCAGCTATCATGGTATCAACTATCTTACCTCTTATCTCAAAACCATTAACGAGCAGCCACCCCACATCATAACTTGCATTATGAAAAATTTTAGTAGCGGGAGTTTTTAATAAATCCTGCATCCAAGCTGTAGTAATTGCAGAGTCCATATTACCACCTGCATCGTGATGTATTGGGAAATACCACTGTTGATCATAAGCAGCCACAGCAAAACCTACTATGTGACCATCAAATGTAGCCCAACCTGCACCTTTAGTTTTAATATTTGGATCTTTAGTTTCTAAATCAATTGCAATCTCTTTAGCCTGTGAAAGATCTGGATACTCACTTGGACATACCCAATCACTATCATTATAAATAAAATTAAGTTGGTGAGTCATTTAATGTTTTAATGAATTGTCTTATTATTGTCGTAGTAGGATTTATGTCTAGTGGATTTTTGCTTGAGCTGCACTGGTTTAACAAAGGAATCCAACCAACAAGGAGCACAATATAAAATGTCTTTTTCACGGATTACTGCTTTCCTTTCACATTTACTACATTTTTGTTTTATCATTTCTTACTACGTTGTTAATTATGTAAAAAGCTATACCACCCCCAATTAAGATTGCAATCAAACCCATCAGCAACATACCTAAACCTTCTACAGGTGTCATTTCTCTTTACTTAGAAGCTTATCAAAAGCTCCTTCCTTATATTTTTTTTTAAATTTTGTCATCCATAACCAATTCCAAAAGGATCCGTAAAATTTACCAAACCTGTTTAACCAGGACATGTTTTCCATATTATCTATTTCTTCTATTTGATGTTCGTTGCTTAGTTTTTTTCTCTCATCTGAAGACAGAGTCATATAGATTTTATAAGCTATTCTATTATTTTTCATTTTTTATCCTTTAGTTTTAATTTTTCTAATTCACAATAGTGAATAATTTTATCTAAATCTTCAATAGCTTTATTTTTAAAACGATATCTGCAAACATATTTTATCACATTGCCCTGGAAGAAGGTCAGTTCATTCTTTGATATAAATTCAAAAGGTTGAATGTGAAAATGCTTATAATGAGATCCTCCAACCTGCCTTTGTTGAGGGAACGCTTCGTCAAACATATCTTTATGTGTCATAGTTTAAACTCCTGCAGGATTCTTATCTTCTCTTCAGCTGTAGAAATTTTTTCTACTAACTTATCTGCTTCGTCTATGTGTTGTGGATGTTCTCCAATACCCACAGGTTTTTCTAAATATATCTTCAGCGTTGCTTCTGCTTCAGATATTTGTGCATTATATCTATCGGTCAATGCATCTATTATTAATCTTCTAAACATAATTAGCCTCGTATATTTTAAAATATTTTCCTAACGGAAAGTTATATTGATGATTAGTACCTAGCAAGTGTAAATTTTTCTTACATCTGGTAACTCCTGTATACCAAACTCTTAGTTCCTTTACTTTTTCTGCTAGATTCTTTTTTTCAAAGTGTGATGGAAAGTTACATTTACTGGCTAACACCACATTATCAGCCTCACCACCTTTAACTTGATGTATTGTATCAATAATAATATTAGGTGGCTGTGTTAGATCCACACCTTCTCTCATGAGTTTATTAAAGTATTGTTTATCCTTATCTTTAAATTTTCTTTTAAACACTTGATTCCATGGACCTTTTTCATCTCTCATACCACATCTGAGATGTAATTCATCAAA